ACCAGTTTGCGGGCCGTGGTGAGGTCCTGGGGGCCCTGCCATGGGACGCCCGGACGGGCCGCCGCTTTTGGGATGACAACGACAACCAGGGCCTCTACTGGTACATGGAGCGCTACCACCACATCACCGGCAACGGCAAGATTGACGGGGCGCTTTCCCTGCACTCCACCGCCCACGCTTTCAATGAGATACAGGACTATCTCAAGGGCCTTGTCTGGGACGGGACGCCCCGCCTGGACACGCTCTTTGTGGACTACCTGGGGGCCGCTGACACCCCCTACACCAGGGCCGTGACCCGCAAGTCATTCACCGCCGCCGTGGCCCGTGCTATGGTCCCCGGCATCAAGTATGACACCATGCTCATCCTCTCCGGGCCGCAAGGCCTGGGCAAAAGCACCCTTTTGGATAAGATGAGCCGGGGCTGGTTTAATGACAGCATCCGCACCTTTGAGGGCAAGGAGGCCTCTGAGCTGCTCCAGGGCGTCTGGCTGGTGGAGGTGTCCGAGCTGGACGCTTTCCGCCGGACGGATGTGGCCCGTATCAAGCAGTTTCTCTCCCTACGGGCGGACCGTTTCCGGGCCGCCTATGGCCGCCATGTCAAGGAGCTGCCCCGGTGCTGCGTGTTCTTTGGCACCACCAACACCTCCGACTATCTCCAGGACCGCACCGGCAACCGGCGCTTTTGGCCGGTGGATGTGGGTGTGGTCCCGCACACAAAAACAGTGTGGTCCGATCTGCCGGAGGAGATTGACCAGCTATGGGCAGAGGCCGTGGTCCGCTGGAGGGCCGGAGAGCCCCTTTTTCTCAAAGGGGAGCTGGAGGATGCCGCCAAGCAAAAGCAGGAGGAGCACCGGGAGGCCAGCACCAGGGAGGGCATCATCATGGACTTTCTGGACAAGCAGGTCCCGGAGGACTGGCAGAGCTGGCCGCTGGACCGCCGCCGCATGTTTTGGGGCGGCGCTGTGCAGGGTGAGGTCAAGCTGGTGGACCGTGACAGGGTGTGTGCCCTGGAGGTGTGGTGTGAGGCCCTGGACGGCAAGCAAAAGGACATCCGCTACTCCGACACGGCGGAAATCAACAGCATCATTGAGGCCTCTGGCAGCTGGGAAAAGAGCAAAAGCGCCTTGCGTTTTGGTTACTGCGGAGCCCAGAGAGGCTTTCTAAAGAGGCGTAACATTTAGTGTAACATTGCCTGCAACATTCATTTTGAATGTTACATCTGCCTGCAACATGTTGCGGGCAATGTTACGGGCAATGTTACGGCCTAAACCCTTGAAAACACTGGACTTTTTAAGGCTCTGCAACATTGCAACATTCATTTCTATTGATTTTGAAAATAGAGAGAATTAGAGGATTAGAGAAAATAAAAATTCTCTAAACCGCCTGTGTGCGCATAAGTACGCGCGCGAGGTTACGTTGTTGCAGGACCCGATTGGAGGCTGAAAAGATTGAGAGAAAGCAGCATTGAAAGCTACCTGGTCCGCAAGGTGAAAGAGCACGGCGGCCTGTGTTATAAATTCGTGTCCCCCGGCAATCCTGGTGTGCCGGACCGCATCATCATCACCCCCACTGGCAAGACGGTGTATGTGGAGCTGAAAACCGAGATTGGGAGGCTGGCCAAGGTCCAGAAATGGCAGAGAGGCGAGCTGGAGAAACGGGGGGCGGATGTCCGGGTGCTTTATGGGATGGACGCCGTGAAAGAGTTTCTGAGGGAGGTTTTTGGTGATGCAGTACATACCGCATGACTACCAGGCCTACTGCATCCAGCGGGTGGTGGAGGACCCCACGGTGGGGCTGTTTCTCCGGCCAGGGCTGGGCAAAACGGTCATCACCCTGTCTGCGGTCAATATCCTCAAATATTTCCGCTGGCAGGTGGCCAAGGTCCTGGTGGTGGCCCCCAAAAAGGTGGCGGAGGCCACCTGGAGCAAGGAGGCAGCTAAGTGGGACCACCTCCAGCATCTCCGGGTGTCCACCGTTCTGGGGAGCGCCAGCAAGCGCATCAAGGCCCTCAACACTCCGGCGGATGTCTATGTCATCAACCGTGAAAACTTTGAGTGGCTGGTGGACTACTACCAGCAGGCCTGGCCGTTTGACATGGTGGTTTTCGATGAAAGCACCAGTTTCAAAAACCCCCAGAGCAAGCGGTTTAAGGCGGCCAAGCGCATCCGCCGGTTTATTAAGAAAGTGGTGCTGCTGACCGGCACGCCGTCCTCCAAGGGGCTGATTGACTTATGGGCCCAGGTGTACCTCCTGGACGGCGGGGCCCGTCTGGGGCCCACGCTTTCCGCCTACCGGGAGAGATACTTTGACCCGGACCAGCGGAGCCGGACCCAGATTTTTTCCTACAAGGCCAAGGACGGAGCGGAGAGCGCCGTGCTGGGTGCCATCTCTGACATCTGCATCTCCATGAAAGCGGAGGACTACCTGCAACTGCCGGACTTCATCCAGCATGAAATCCCCGTCATGCTGGACCCCAAGGCCAAAAAGGCCTATGACCAGTTTGAGCGGGACCTGCTGCTGGAGGTGGATGAGGACATCATCACGGCGGGCACCGCCGGGGTCCTGGTGGGCAAGCTGCTGCAATTCTGCAATGGGGCCGTGTATGGCAATGACGGCAAGGTGGTCCCGGTGCATGACTGCAAGCTGGAGGCCTACACGGAGCTGCTGGAGCAACTCAATGGGGAGCATTGCCTCACATTCTACGGCTACCAGCACGACAAGGACCGCATCCTGGAGCGCCTGGAGAAGTACAACCGGGGCCGGGCGGACAAGCTGCGGGTCCGGGTGTATAAGGGCGTGGAGGATGAGGAGGCCTGGAACGCCGGAGAGGTGGATGTGCTGCTGGTGCATCCGGCCTCTTGCGCCTACGGGCTCAACCTCCAGGCCGGTGGCCGCCATGTGGTATGGTATGGCTTAAACTGGAGTTTCGAGCTGAACGACCAGGGCAACTGCCGCCTGTACCGGCAGGGCTCCCCCTACGAAAAGGTGTTTGTGCATTATCTCATTGTGCAGGGCTGTGAGGATGAGGATGTCATGGCCACCATACGGGACCGGGCAGACACCCATGAGGCTGTCATGCGGGCCCTCAAGGCCAGAATACGCAAGGTAAAGGAGAGTGTGGCATGAATAACCCAACTGTGATTTTGAACGGTGACCAGGTGTATTGTGATGAGCTCATCCGGGAAAACGCCCGGCTGACCATCCAGCATGAGGTGGACCGGCAGAAAATGGAGGCCCTGGAGCGGCAGATTGAGGACCAGGCGGCGAACATCGCCAGCCTTGAGGCCCATTCCTACGCACGGGAGGACCTGGAGGAGCTGGCTGACCTGCGGCGCACGGTGGACAAGGCCATCAAGGACCTGCACTTTGTCATGGCCGGTGGTGACCCGTGCAAGGTGTGCGCCAAGGTGTGCATGATGGGTGAGGGCAACTGCCAGCCGGTGTGGACTGGAGAGAAAACGGAGGACTGAGCACATGACCCTAAAAGAACTGTCCCAGCTTTACTATCTTAACCGGGAGATTGAGATGGACAAGCGCCGCCTCCAAGAGCTGGAGGTCAAGGCCCTGCCGGGCTCCCAGGTCCTCACCGGGATGCCTCACACCCCCGGCGTCAAGGACAAGGTGGGTGAGTATGCGGCGGAGATTGCCGATCTGAGAGGCATTATTGAGGCCAAGCACCAGCAATGCCTCTATGAGCGGAGCCGCCTGGAGCGCTACATCTCCAGCATTGATGACAGCCTCCTCCGGCAGATTTTCACCTATCGGTTTATCAATGGACTCCCCTGGCGGCAGGTGGCCGCCTGCATCGGCGGGGGGAATACCGAGGACGGATGCAGAAAAGCTGTGCAACGGTATCTGGAACGGAACTAAAGCAAGTTGTCCGTTTTGTCCGCTACATAGTGTGCTACAATGTAACTGCGGGTGTATGCCTCATCATGGTATTACCTCCTTTGAGGGTGGCGGCAGGGTGACGGAGCTGAAAACCAGACCCCTGCCGCCATTCACCTATGATTTTTCGGGCTGCTTTCCCCTGTGCGGGGAGGGCGGCCTTTTACTATGTTCTGGGGTGGTGAGTGTGGCAAAGCTGACTGACAAGCAAAAGCGGTTTGTGGATGAGTACCTGGTGGACCTCAATGCCACCGCCGCCGCAAAGCGGGCCGGGTACAGCGAAAAGACAGCGTACAGCATGGGCCAACGGCTGTTGAAAAAAGTTGAAATCCAAGCCGCTATCCAAAAGCGCCAGGCAAAGCTCCGGGGCAAGCTGGAAATCACCCAGGAGCGGGTGCTGGAGGAGCTGGCCGCCATCGCCTTTGCCAACGGCACCGACTTTGCAACCATCACCCACAACGGCCTGGTCCGGCTGACCCCCACCGATGAGGTGCCGGAGGAAAAGAAAAAGGCCGTTGCCTCCATCAAGGAGGGCCAATATGGCACGGAAATCAAGCTCCACGACAAGGTGAGGGCCCTGGAGCTGCTGGGCAAGCACCTGGGCGTCTTTGACGCCAACAACGGCTCCGCAAATGAGCAGGAAAACAACATCTTTGAGGTGATTGAGGAAAGCACCAGAGAGGAGATAGGCACGGATGAGATACCAGAAATTGAGCCCCCGGCAAAACCTGGCCATGACCTGGTGGAATAGGCCGGGCTTTGGGGACTATGACGGCATCATCTGTGACGGCTCCATTCGATCTGGCAAGACCGTGGCCATGACGGTGGGCTTTATCATGTGGGCCATGTGCCGCTTTCAAGGTCAAAACTTTGCCCTGTGCGGCAAGACCATTGAGAGCTTGCGGCGCAATGTGACCACCAACCTGCCCACCTGGCTGGCTGGGGTGTTCTCTTTTCGGGAATACCGCACCGAAAACAAGATTGTGGTGAGCGCCGCCGGGCGCTCCAATAACTTCTATCTGTTCGGCGGGCGGGATGAGAGCAGCGCCTCCCTCATCCAGGGTATCACCCTGGCGGGCGTCCTGCTGGATGAGGTGGCCCTCATGCCCCGCTCTTTCGTGGAGCAGGCCTGTGCCCGGTGCAGCGTGGAGGGCTCCAAGCTCTGGTTTAACTGTAACCCGGAGGGGCCCAGCCATTGGTTTTATCTCACCTGGGTGCTGGAGACAGGCAGGCGGAACATGCTGCACCTCCATTTCACCATGGATGACAACCTCAGCCTCTCCGCCGCCGTCAAGGCCAGGTATGAGAGCCTATACTCCGGCGTGTTTTATGACCGCTTTATCCGGGGCCTCTGGGTGGTGGCGGAGGGGCTGATTTACACCATGTTCAACAAGGACTACCATGTGGTGCCGGATGTGCCCCGGCCCTATGACCGCTACTACATCTCCGTGGACTATGGCACCGTAAACCCCACCAGCATGGGGCTCTGGGGCCGGGCCTCCGGGAAATGGTATCGTATGCGGGAGTATTACTTTGACAGCCGCAAAGAGGGCCGCCAGCGCACCGATGAGGAGCACTATTTTGAGCTGGAGCGCCTGGCCGGTGACTTGCCCATCCGGGCCGTCATCGTGGACCCCTCAGCGGCCAGCTTTATTGAGGCCATCCGGCGGCATGGCCGCTTTTATGTGGAAAAGGCCTCCAACGCCGTCCTGGACGGCATCCGGGATGTGGCCACCCGGCTCCAAAGCGGGGACATCTTCATCTGCTCCGGCTGCACGGACTGCATCCGGGAGTTTGGGCTCTACCGCTGGGACGAAAAGGCCCCCATGGACCGGCCCATCAAGGAAAATGACCACGCTATGGACGATGTGCGCTATTTTGTCCACAAGATTTTTGGGCCGCAACTTTTCAGCTTTTGAGGTGTGCCATGTTTGAGCAGCAATATGTCCTAAACAAAATCGAACAATGGGCGGAGCGCCTGCCATATCGCACCTTGCGGATTGAGGTGGAGCTCCCTGGGCAAACCCTCACCCTGGAGAAAAGCAAGGCCCGGCCCATTGGATTTAATCCCCCCCCCCATCCGATCTGCAAGCAAAGGAGGTGATGCACGGTGGTGGTGCTTAATTTGCGGGATGACTGCGTGGCCAGGGCGGCCACAAATTTCCGCCGGGGCATGACGGACAAGCGCTTTTTGGAGCTTGAAATCACGGCCTGGCTGGGCTCCAAAGAGCGCAAGCGGCAGCTTGCGGGTGAGGCCTACTATGACGGGGCCCAGGATGTGCTCCGCCGCAAGCGCATTGCCCTGGACGATGACGGCAAGGTCAAGGTGCTGGACCACCTGCCTAACAACCGGCTGGTCAACAACATCTATGCCAAGATGGTGGACCAGAAAACCAACTATTCTTTTGGGCGGCCTTTTTCCTTTGACACGGAGAACAAGGCCTATGCTGCGGCTCTCTCCACCGTGTTTGGGTCCCGCTTTCAGCGGACCATGCACAACATTGGTGAGGGGGCCTGGATTGGCGGCAAGAGCTGGGTGTTTCCCTACTACGACCAAAACGGGGAGCTGGCTTTCCAGCGCTTTCCGGCGGATGAGGTCCTGCCCTTTTGGGCGGATGCTGACCACACCATCCTGGATGCCGCCGTCCATGTCTATGTGGTGCTGGAGTACGATGAAACCGAGCAGACCAAGGATGTGGTCAAGGTGGAGGTCATGCACGGTGGTGGCGTGGACTGCTTTGTCCGCCGGGATGACGGGACCCTTGAGCCGGACGATTTTGCCCGGTCCGGGCCCTACATCACCACAACGGACCCCCAGACAGGCAAGGAAACCAGCTATAATTGGGAGCGCATCCCCCTGGTGTGCTTTAAGAGCTCCCACCATGAAATCCCCCTCCTGTCCAGGGTGAAATGCCTGCAAGACGCCTACAACAACATCATCTCCAACTTTGCCAACCAGATGGAGGAGGACATCCACTCCACCATCCTGGTCATCAAGAACTATGACGGGGAGGACCTGGGGCGGCTCCGGGCCAACCTGGCCACCTACGGCATCATCAAGGTCCGCTCCTATGAGGGCTCTGAGGGCGGCGTGGACACCCTCCAGATTGAGGTCAACGCCGAAAACTACAAGGTCCTGCTCTCCCTGCTCAAGGATGCCATCATTGAGAACGCCAGGGGCTATGACGCCAAGGATGACCGCATGAGCGGCAACCCTAACCAGATGAATATACAGAGCATGTACTCTGATATTGACCTGGACGCCAACGGCATTGAAATGGAGTTTCAGGCCTCCATGGAGGAGCTGCTCTGGTTTGTCAACCAACACCTGGCCAACACGGGCCGGGGGAATTTTGAGGGCACGGAGGTCAAGGTCATCTTTGACCGGGATGTCCTCATCAATGAAACCGAGGTCATCAACAACTGCAAGAACTCCGTGGGCATCCTCTCCGATGAAACCATTGTGAAGATGCACCCCTGGGTGAGTGACCCGGAGCAGGAGCTCCAGCGCATCAAGGACGAAAAGGAGGAGGCCATGGCCGACCCCTACCAGGCCGCCTTTATGAAAAACCGGCAGAACGGCGGGGACGGCTCCGGCAACCCCGTGACCGGCCAGGACGGCGGTGACGGCGATGCCCAGGAATAACCTCCAGCGCAATGCGGACTATTGGGCCCGGCGCATGA